TACTTTGCGGTGATTGTTTTCCCTACGCAATCTTCTTCAGATAATAAACAAATACTTTCTAATTCTGCACAATCATCCGCTTGTATTATTATTTCTTTTCCGTCATCGTTACTGCATCTACCATTATCTTTATCAAATAATGGACAATTTGAACAAATATTTTTCCAGAAACCCATTGATGAATAAAAGGAAATGGAATTCTCGCACATATAATTACTATCCACACATCCGCAAAATCCATATCTAAAGTATCTTGCTATTTCATCTATTATTTCGTTTAAATATGAACTATTATTGGAATATTCATAAAACCCATATTTTATTTTGCTGATTTTTTTCTTCATTTCAATCTCCTTGTTATAGGGGGGATTAAGTTTTCAGTGTAATAGAATCCCCCAGAAAAATTTTTTTAATTTAATATATAATTTAATAATAAAATATTATTAAATTTATATTATACATTTGATTTTTATTTTATTGATTTGTAATTGAAAAAAATTTGAATTTGGCGGGGATACAGTATCGTATCCCCGCCAGATAGACTATTCTTTTTCCCATTGTTATCACCCCTTCTCATTATATTTACTATCTTAATATTATGCTTATATATTCTATTATTGAAACTATAACATATAGTCCAAATAACAGAATTATTATATCAAAAGTATCTATATCTTTTTTCATATTTTCTCCTTGTAATTTAATAATATCGATGCTATATTTAAAGTTATAGTATCGATATCTTGTAATAATATTATATAAGATTTGAATGTATCAGACATCCACACAGATACCTTCCCTGCAAGATATTCTTGCAGGATCATTGCTCTTTTTACCGCTCTCCTATCTGTCGTATATACTATTTTTGACATTTAATCCTCCTTATATTTTATTTTCTTTTATTAACCAATCAAAAAATTTGCCACTCTTTACATAATAATTACAGTATCCATTTTTCATTAACTCCACTTCCCCCCCTTGTTGGGCCATCATTAGTTAGCCCCATAATTTATATGTTTAATATACAAATTTTTATATATAAATTATGGAAGCAATCTAAATGATGGCTATAAAAATTTTTGCTTAAATATATTTTTTTTAAATTAAATCTAAAAAAAATATCGGAGCTCCGATGCCATACCATCGGAGCTCCGTCATATTACCTCTTCTTTAACTCCATTTTCTTTAACTCCATTAGGGAATTGAAATACATCTTTGCTATTCTCGCAGAGAGGTTATCCAATTCTGTGCTTTCATTTGATGTTGCGTAGTCGACCAATCCCGAGAACCGCTTGAAAATTTTTTTAAATTCCTCGTATACTCCATTCTCAACTCGTATTCGAAAGGATACGATGTTGTTATTTTTTGAATTCTTTACCTTCTTTACAGCTTCACAATTCAGCAATTTTTTCAATTCATCCATTTCATTCCTCCCTGTTATTGCGTCCAGCCGTATGGAGCCAGACGCTACTGTTATTTTGACACCCCTCAACCCTACCTCAGTTTACGCAGGGACTGTTTAACTCAAAACATTATAGCACAAGGCTTATGGGACAGGTTCGGTACACTATTTGCACTTAAAATCTTGATATTATCAATAATTTTCAATTTAGTATTGACATGATGATAATTTTGGGTATAATAGAAATATGGGAAAAACATATTTCAGGGCTAAATCGTTAGAAGAAGAGAAGTTTCTTAAGGAGTGTGAAGAAAAGGGGATAGATATACTTGATTTATTAAGAAACGATTCTCCTAAAAGGGTATATCAAATATTAAAGACAAAAGATTTTAAATTTTTACCATCCCAACCGACTCTTTATAGGTGGAGAAAGAAATTATTAATAGAAGACATAGGTAAAGAAGAAGTAGTTTCAAAGGTAGAGGAAAAGATAGATGAAGAGATAAAAAAAGAGATAGGGGAAGAGATTAGTGCTTTATATTTTTTGAAGCAAGTGATTAAAGAAGCGTTTTTAAGATTGGAGAATGTAACAGTATTAGATGGTATAAAAGCAGCAGAAATGTTATTAAAGATGGGGGAAGATGACACACCGGAAAGTATATTAGAAAAGATTAATAAAGCGTTAGAACAACCAGATTCAGAAACAGAAACTAACAATCAAGAATCTGGGGGTTAATTTGAACAGAGAAAAGCTTTGGAAATTATTGCGTTACCAACCAATACACAATAAATCACTTCAGTTTCATAATTCAAAAACCAGGATAATATTATTGCTTGGTGGTATGCGTTCAGGCAAAACATCAGCAATGGTAGTAAAAGTAATAGAAAAATTACTTGAAAAACCAAGACAAAATATTTGGGTAGTAGCATTAGATTATTCGCTTACAAAACGTTTTATATTTGGTAAAGGTGAAGTAAAAGGAGTAGACACTTATTTAACCAATTATTTGCCTTTTATTGTAGCAAAACGAGACCAGAAAGAACACGTATTAGAATTAAAAACAAAAAGTTTATTGCAAGGCAAATCAACAAAATACATTTCGTCTTTTGCTTCAGAAAAAGTAAATGGATTAGTAATAGAAGACGCAGAAAATATATCTAATTCTGCTTGGCATAATTATATTTATCCAAGAGTAATGGATACTGGTGGTTTTATTTGGGTTAATTCTGTCCCCACTTTTGATATTAACCACTGGACATATGAAGTAATGGATAGGGCAATTAGTGGTGATAAAGAAGTATCTTTTTATAATTTTTTAACAGAAGAAAATCCACATTGTGATAAACAGTTTATATTATCGCTTAAAAAGAATATGCCAGAAGATGCGGTAAATAGAGCAATAGGTGTTATAAACAGAAAAAAAGACGAAAATGTGCTTGCGAATGTATTATTTGTTGGTGATTTTAATCCTTATCAAGTTGGTCATTTTTATAAAGTTGGCATGGATGTATCAAGGTTTGGGCATTCAAGAACAGTTATAGCAGTTGCAGACTATACTGAAAAAAGAATCTGTTTTGTGGACTATTTCCCAAAGAAATTTATGAAAAGAGACCAATTCTATGAAAGGATTTACAGTACGTTAAGTGCGTATAATTGGTGTCCAATTAGGGTAGATTCAGCAGGTATAGGATTTGGAACATATGAAGAATTAAAGAAAGATGGCAGGTCTATAGTAGAAGATGGTGGTGTTAAAACTTTAGCAAGAAGAAATAAAGTGATAGAAACAGTTATACTTGCTTCACAGAGGGGTTGGACATTCCCTGACCATCCAGAACTTAAAAAAGAATTTTATAACTTAGTATTACAATTAAAAGAAGGAGAAAAAACGGGTGAAGTAAAAACGTTTTATGTTCCAAAGAATAAAGAAATAGGTTTTGATGGTGTAATTGCTTGTGGGTTAGCGTTGGAAGATTTTATACAAGTTGAACATATAGTACAACATTCCGGAAACAAAAAGAATATATTTACGCCGATAGGTGAAAAATGGTATAATACTGACATTGAAACAGGCACAGGTTATATTGAAGAACTTAAACAAGAACTTTTAGAGGAGTTTAATCCAAATGAACTGGAAAAAACTATTCCGTTTTAAGTTAGAAAAAATAAATAAATTTGAAGATAGGTCTATTGATTTATCGGTAGTTCCACAAGCAGAACCTTTTGAGTTGGATGAAATAGCAACCAGAAAAGGATTAGAAATATACAAGAAGATGAGACTGGATGACCAGGTTAGGGCTTGTTCTGATTTAAAGAAAAGTTTATTGGTATCTTCTGGTTGGAAAATAGATGGTTCAGATAAAGAACAAGTTGAATTTGTAAAAGAAAACATTAGAATTCTACCAAAATCATTATCAAAGAAAATAAAAAATATACTCACAGCATTTGATTATGGTTTTTCTGTAACAGAAATAGTTTGGTTTAGAAAAGATGGAAAAATTTATTCAAAGAACATTAAAACACATAGTCCTTTTAACATAGATTTTCAATTCGATGATTATGGAAATATAATTGGTGTTAATATAGGTGGAAATACTTACAAACCAGACAAGTTTATTATTTATTCATTTTCAGATGAATTTGACAATCCTTATGGTAATTCTGATTTAAAATCTGCTTATTCGCCTTATTTCTTTAAACAAATTGTATGGCGTTTTTGGGCATCGCATCTTGAAGGTTTTGGCTCACCATTAAAGTTGGGGAAAATACCAGCGTCAGCATCCAAAGAAGAAAAAGAAGCATTTGAAAATATAGTTAAAAATATTCATTTTAGAACAGGGATTCTTCTTCCGAGAAGTGAAATATCAAAAGAAGAATTTAGTATAGAACTACTTGAAAGTAAAAGAGAGGGTGGTTCACAATTCAAAGATGCCATAACAAACGCAGATGAAAGAATAGCAAGAGCATTACTTTTCCCAAGATTGTTTGGTATGACTGGTGAAAAATTCGGTTCATATGCATTGGGTAAAGCACAATTTGATGTAGTATATTCTTTGCTTGAAGAACTACAAAAAGAAGTGGCAGAAGAACTTACGAAACAATACATACAAAAGTTGTTAGTTTATAATTATTCGAATGCAGACACTTCTGTAAGATTAGAATTTCTTCCACCAAATAAAGAACTTGTTAAAGATTTAATAACAATGTATAAAGAACTAATTAAAGATGGAATACTTGACAAATCCGAAGAAAACGTAAACAAAATTAAAAATTATCTTGGAACAACATTATGAATAACAAAGAAAAAACAAATCAGCAAGTTGATATAAAAAATTTACAGGATTTTGTTTTAATACCAGAATTTATATCTGTTACTGGATCAACAATATATGGAAAACATGAACCAAATGACACAGATATAGTGATTAGGTTTCCTAAAGAATTATTCGATAAACTTGTGGAACATTTTCCAGAATTCTTTGAACAACTTACATTAAAACTTGAAAGAGCATTTAATAAAAAAGTTCATCTTATTCCTTGTTCTACAGGACCAGATTGGGACTATATTCCTTTGTATGATTTAAAACTTGTACCAAGAGAAAAAACAGAAACACAGAAAATTAAAGAAGATGATTATAAAAAAGTAGCATATAACCAAGAATTAAGAATAGAAAATAAAGACCTTGAAAAACAAGCAAAAGAATCAAAAGAAAAAGATAGTATTAACTTAAATACATTTTTCTTCCCAGAAAAAACAAATCTATCAGCAGTAATGGTAGAAAATAAAGAAATCCCAAATCTTGATGATTTATTCAAAGAAGAAAATTATTATTTCGCACAAAAAAAATATGATGGAAACCGTGTTATAATTTATTACCACAAAGACAATGATGAAAATACAAGATTTATATCAGAAGATGGAACAGTGTTAAGTAGAAATAAGTTTACAGAAACAGTAGAAGAACTTAAAAAACTTAATATAGAATCTGCAATATTTGATTCAGAACTTGAAATTTGGAATAGTGGGAAAAAATTAAACAGAGAAGATGTAGCTGGTTATTTACACTCAAAAGAAAGTAAAGACCAATCTGGAACGGTATTTAATATTTTTGATATTCTCTATTATAATGGAAATGATATTCATAAAGAAAAACTATCACAAAGATTAGATATTTTAAATAACATAAAATTCAACCAATCAACTATAGATATACCAAACGAAAAATTACATCTTAATCTATCACCAACATTTAAAATAACAAAAGATAACTATAAACAAGAATTAAAAAAATTAGTTTTTGCACAAGCAAGTGAAGGTGCAATGATAAAGAAAGACACAAAATACTATTTTGGGTATTCCAATAACTGGGTTAAGATTAAAAAATATGAAACTTTAAGGGTAATAGTTTTGAAAATTCATCAAACAAAAGTTCCTACTGTATTTAATTATGATATAGGGGTAGCAATTGATAATCCAGATTTATATGACAAAGATAGTATTGTAGAAATTGATGGGAAAAAATACCTACAAGTTGGGAAAACTTATAATACAGCAGTAACTTGTAAAGTTGGTGATATTATTTCAATTAAGTTTCATACTTTCAATTTATACAAAAACAAGAAAGGTAAAATTTATGCCAATGTATATGAACCAGTATTTGAAGAATTACATAAAGAAGAAGCAACCCCAGACCATATAAACAATGTAATAAAAAAAGCAGAAACATCTGGATTGCTTGTTCAAAAATTTATAGAAGACCTTTATTCCTATAATCCAGAAAAAGTTGAAAATAAAGTTTTACTTGACGACTATAGAATATTACTTGCTTGGTATTCTACTGGAATAAAAAAATATTCTAAAAAACTTATAGAACAGAAAATTGAAGAAGTAATAAAAGAAATAACAAAACGTGGAATCGCAAAATTAAGCCCAGAAAATTATAGAAATAGTGTTATTAGTCAACTTGTGCGAAATCTCCTTTATAAATTGAATTTAGAGCCAAAAAACGGCATTATAAAAAACAGTGAAGACGTTCCGGAAGAAAATAATGAATATAAATATGTTACACAGTTACATTTCAGGGGAAAGTCAGTACATATGGATTTAAGATTGCAAATATCCGATTCTATACTCAAAGGTTGGACATTACTAATGCAATTGCCAAACTATCCCAAAAAAGAAGTACTAACACTTGAGGAAGCGGAAAAGTATATTAAAGACAATCACGCTAAAGTGGACCTAAAAACAGGAAAACTAAAGTTAAGAAAAATATCTTCTGGAATTATAAGGAAAACAAGTATAGAAGCAGTTCAAAAAGCAGATGAACCACTTGAGTGGTTAGATGTACATGGCATTGCACCAATTGGTACTCCTGGTGCTACTGCCAATAATCCTGGTGTATTTTATATTTGGGATAAAGGAAAAGTTGAATTTGGTTCATTTAAATCTTATTTTTATGAATATTTTTTAGATGGAAACAAGTTTAGTGGTAGATATATTGTTAGATTACTATCCCACAAAATGAATGAAAATATTCTAAGCACCGCAAAAATACCAGATGAAACAGAAATAAGAACACAAGGTTACTGGTTGTTTATAGAACCAGATGACCAAACTCCATATATTTTATCTGAAA